CGGCGATGGTTTCTCAGGATCCGAGACGAACGCGGATATTGGTAATTTATCATACATCGCAGCATAATCAGGCAAATATGTCTCGAAATAAAAGGCACGTCCGGGAATCGACTTGACCGAAACCCAAACTCCTTTGACAAATTCGCCGTGGCCACTCTGATGATCAGTTAAATATTCCTTTCTCACCCATACTTCATAGGCAGGAAGGTTCGCAATCAAACAAGCCATTTAAATTTTAAGTATTTGTACTATTTACCCTGTCCACGATATGCCTTCTTACGTCCATTACGAGAAGTTGCGGATAATTTTGTTCTCGCCGAGGAACCTTGACGAGTTTTTTTGGGGCGAGACTCAATCGTAGTACCGCCCATAGCGTATCTAGTTGCCATTATCGATGTGGATTATAATAAGTTAAGTAAATTAAGATGATCAAAAGTATTAAAAGTATCGAGAAGAACGCGACGATCATTAGATTACCCTCGTCTTCTCATGGCCAACACGAATTCGTGGGTCACACCAGATCTCAAAGTTTGCCTTCTGTGCATCTAAACAGAAAGAAACGTCTTCACCACACATATCCTGTACTTCACCTGACTCAAAGACTTGCATCTGAGGTGCAAACCAAGGATATTCAAGTTTCTC